GGAGAGGATTGTGCTAGAGGAGTTGATTGCGGAGTTTAAATGTTAATAAAAAAACCGCCAGTGAGGCGGTTTATTGTGGTTGGTATGTCTCCGGCATCAGATCAAACCACGTTAGTGCGCAGTTTGGGTGTTTTTCATCGCTTGATTGATGAGATTTGTTAACGGGACGGCATTTGCTAATGTTGAGATGATCTGAATTTCTTCTTCCGCTTTATGTTCGTCAAAAAGTTCATCAGTGCGATTATCAACAATCACTGTAATGTTTCGCCCGTTTAAATCGTTTCCACTGATCACATCCCCTGATTTCCGCATAACGGCACCGACGGCGCTTGGAGTAGGGGCGATTGCGAGAATCAGTTGATTATCAAGTTGGAAATCAAATGAATAACTATGCCCAGAAATTCCATGCACTTTTGGGGCACGGATAAGTTGGGCGCTTGGCTTCCATAATCTTAAATAATGCTCCACTTCTTCGGCAAGCTCCACTGTTTCGGCAGGTAGCGCAAGCAGTTCTCTTTCGTAGTGCATGAGCGCACAAAGAGCGGAAACAAAATCGGCAATTGTTGTCGCAGCCTGATCAGGACGACAAAGTACGAAAATTTCACCGTCTTGTTCAAGTTGAACATCGGTTTTAGTGCCGTTAAGTTTTTCCTGAAAGCCACGCCAAGCGCGTTTATTTTCCAATAATCCCATGGCTCGGAAATGAAAAATAGATTCCGCTTCGTCAGTAATAAGTAACTTATCACCACACGGGAGTATATAAAATGACAACAGTGAATCATCAGACCAGCGGTGATATGTCTGACCAGCAATAGCTTCTTCGCCGCTTAAAGTTTTTAATTGGTAGCAGTTGTAGATTGCTTGTTTCTGTAGCCATTGGCAGTCTAATTTAATCATGTTATTCACTTGGTTGTTTAAGTGGTTTGCCTGTATAGTCTAAATTAATTTTTTCACAAAAGAAAGTAAACCAACTTGTAATATCGTCAAGTTCATATTTGGGATTAATTTTAATCACCCGTTTCCCTATGTGTTCATGCGTGCCGTAGATTGGCATAATCCCATTGTGGCTTGTCACCTTATGCTCTGCGGAGGTTTCTAATTGATAGGCTCTCAATTTCTCTTGCTGTTTACGCTTAAATAATGTTAATACCATCTTCCCTGATTCGGCAATTCGCTTGTGATATTTAAATTCGATTTGTATCACAGCGCCAGGAATTGTCCCGCCTAGTTCATCTTCGGCAGAATTGGGAACGAAATTTATTGACCGCCAAAGCGTGTTGTTTGACTTTGTCCAATTGAGATCTTTTTGGTAAGCCTTCAATAAAGCAATAAATGCTTCCGCTTCTTTGTTTTCTAAACAAAATTTATGTTCATTCAGGATATTCATTTTTTACTCAATATTTACCATTACAACCCGTTAAACTCATATTGTCACGCAATACTATAACGTTTCGACACGCTCTCTTGCTACACCAATAATACGGATTTCTTGGTTGAGCGAGCTTAATGTTGGAAACATCGGATTGAGCGGAACAAGCTCAAAGTGCGGTATGCCTTCTGGTGTTCTCGAGCCAAGCTCTTTGTATTGCTTAAACGTTGCCTCGTTGTCGCCATTGATTGCGGCCACGAATTTCCCCGGAGTGGGCAAAATGTCTGGATCGATTAAAACTAAATCGCCCTCATTAAAACGAGGGAGCATAGATTTTCCTTCAATTCGTAAATAAAACGAGTTTTCAGAGGCGATCACTGTGCTTGGGATCATCTCGTAACCGTCAAATCCTTCAAGCGATCTAATATCTGTCCATAGTCCAGCTTGGACTGAGCTTAATAAAGGGTAGGATATTTGCTTTTCGATTTTCTCAATAGAGGCATTCTTATCGCCATAAGTTAGCCATTCTTTTGTTACACCTAAAAAATCAGACAATACATAAATATTTGCTTGAGTTGGTAGTGTCTCGGCATTGAACCATTTGCTCACGGCCTTTGGCGTTATTTTCAGTATATCCGCAATGATTTTCCCCCTGCCTTTTTCTGGCAAGTTCTTTCTCTTACATGCAATGTCTAGCCGTGCGGCAAAGTCCTGTTTAATTTTTTCTTCAGTAATCATTTTTTTCACCTTTGAACTATTGGTTCAATTATAAATAAAACTTGAAGTACTTTCAGTTCTGCATTATTATGTACTCCAAGTTCATTTAAAGAGATTGTATATGAAAAGCTTAAAACACATTATTGACTCTTTGGGTGCAGCTAAAGTAGCAGATTTATGCGGTATTTCTGTGCGTGCAGTTTACAAATGGCGCGCATCAAATTCTCTACCAAGAACTGAATATACAGGTGAGACCAGATATTCAGAGATTCTATCTCAAGCCTTGGAAAACGGTATTTCTGCGGAAGAGATTAGAAACTTTAGTAATCCCATTAAGTCAGGCTCTGCGATTATCGCATGACTGTAATTTACCAACACTAACCGAAAAGAAAACCATAAAAACAAGGCAAAAATTATGGCAATGAAGAAAGTCATCATCGAAATGATTGAGAACATACCTGGTGGAAAAAGTGCGGTAGCAGGGTTTCTTGGATTTTCGGAGGCGGAATTAAACAATCGTCTTTATCAGACGAAAGGGCAACGCTTTAAAAACGAAGAATTGATTGCGCTGCAACTTGAGTATGGATGCACTGATTTTATCGAGGAGCTTTGCCGTAATGCTGGTGGGCGTTTTGTAAAAGATACCGATGCAGATGATTTAGATGCAGTAGAAATGGCAAATATCCAACTACACGAATTATCAGCTAGAGGAATGCTTTTTGGTGTGTTGGAAGATGCGTTAAAAGATGGCGAAATCACTCCAGGAGAAGAAGATATTATTCGAAAATTATTAAACAAGCATTTAGCTGCAACACAACACTCAATCGAGTGTGTTATTGCGCTAAATAAACGGAAATAAAAAAGCCCCTGCGGTAACAGAGGCTAATTAGTTAATTAGTATTAACGCCCTTTATCAGTCGGAGGACTTCAAAAGATGACTAAATTATCACCTAAATTTAATGAAAATGCAAATGAAAGTTCAAGCAAAACTCAAAAAGCATTAATTCTCAAAGCCTTACAACAAGGTGACCGCTTAACTCATTTGGATGCGGAAAAACGTTTTAACTGCTTACGCCTTGGCGCAAGAATTTACGACCTAAAACAACAGGGTCACAAAATCGAAAGACGAATGATTGTAGTACCTAGCGGCAAATGCGTCGCTGAATACAGATTGGTGGCTTGATATGAAAAATATTACATACAAAGAGCTTACTTTATTGGGGGCGGATCATGAATAGCAGATTTATTCCAAACTCTTTCATTATTCCTAATTCCGTTGTTGATGAATTAATGGCTGACATGAGCGGTGTTGAGCTTAAATGTTACTTATTTGTTGTTCGTAAAACTAAAGGATGGAATAAAGAATGCGATGCAATCTCTTTAACTCAATTTGTTAAGTTCACTGGAGCTGGAAAAACTGCGGTGGTTGATGCGTTAAAAAATCTTGTTGACTTAGGACTTTTAGTTAAAAAAACAGGAGTAAGAAATACATCCGTTTACGCAATCAACTCGTTCGGAAATCAGACTAGTTCGGAAAGTGAACTAGTTCAGAAAGCGAACAGCACTAGTTCGGAAAGTGAACTAGTGACTAGTTCAGAAAGTGAACATACAAAAAACAATAATATAAATACCACTACTAAAAATAAAAATAATAATACACGCACTGCAAAAACAAACGTAAAAGAGCTGCTTGCTGAATATGGTGTTACAGGTCAGCTTGCTGATGAATTTATTGCCCATCGTAAATGCAAAAAAGCGCCAATCACTAAAAGAGTGATGACTTGCATTGCAAATAATGCTCGCATAGCTGGAATTGAAACATCGTTTGCGATTGAAATTATCTTGGCAAGAGGTACTTGGGTTACGTTTGATGCAACTTGGAATTGGCAATCAACCGCCTCTTCATTGCGCAATGAAAAAGCCAAAACAGGTAAATTTGATGCTCACAATGGTTTAAGAGATAGAGATCTTGGAGAAACAGAAGTTCCAAGTTGGGCTTTAGACGGTAAAGACGGTGAAAGCGAGGTGTAATCATGGATAAAAGAGAATTACAAGAAAAGCTAATCAGTCTTAAATCAGAGTATAAAAACGCAATCAACGGATTGCCGGTGGCTGAAAATCTACTGCCAAGCCAACAGGTTAAGGCGCATTGTCCGAAACACGGCGAATTTACTAAGTATGTAAGAAAAGTTGAATTTTTCAGTAAAACGTTTGAAACAAGATGCCCACACTGTATCAAAGAAGAAATTGAATTGATTGAGCAGCAAATTAGAGATTTTGATAGCGAGAAAAGAAAAGCGAAAATCAAAGAGCTAAAAGATAAATCAGGTATTCCACTAAGATTTGCCTCATCTAACTTTGATAGCTATATCGAAACCGCTCAAAATCGCTTGGCTAAGAAGATTTGCCAACGCTATGCAGATAAATGGTTAGAGCGATTCAAATTAGGCGGTGGATTGGTATTTTGCGGTAAACCTGGAACAGGGAAAAATCATTTAGCTTGCGCCATTGCCAATAGCGTGATCGAAAACCATCAATCCGATGTGTATCTAACCACTGTAATGCGGATTATCCGAAAAGTTAAATCAACATGGGGTAAAGATTCAGATTTAACCGAGGAAGATGCAATTAAATTTTATTGCAGTAAGAGCTTATTAATCATTGATGAATTAGGCGTTCAGTTCGGTACAGAATCAGAAAAAATCATTTTGTTTGAAATAATCAATGAGCGATACGAGCAAATGCGGCCAACAATTCTAATTAGCAATCTGACTGAGGAAGAATTAGGCAAATACATCGGAGACCGCATTATAGACCGAATGAAAGAGGGTCAAGGTGCAGTAATTAAATTTGATTGGGAGAGTTACAGAAAATGATGGAACAAAAATTTGATAAAGATACCTATCCAACTCCATTATCAATTTTTAATCCGCTTGATAATGAGTTCGTCTTTACTTGTGATGGTTGCGCCAGTGCTGAAAATGCAAAAGTGCCTGAGTTTTTTATCACAAAAGAACAGGATTTTTTAACTTATCCGCTCAATGATGAAAGCGTATTTGTAAATCCTCCATATAGCAAACCATTGCCATTTATTGAAAGAGCAGTAAGCCTCTTTGAAAACAATAATTGCCTAGTCGTTATGCTGCTCCCTATCGATATATCCACAAAATGGTTCACTTTGGTTACTCAGAAAGCAACTGAAATCCGTTTTATCGTTGGTGGCCGAGTTAAATTTCTAAATGGTGAAACTGGCAAATATGTTGATGTTTGCCGTGGAAATGTAATTGCAATTTTTAATCCATATCAAAAAGCGATGAATCAAGTTATCCGACACGTTCATATTGATTCATTCGAGAATTTAGAGTGGCGTAAAAAAAAGTAAATCCACTAGACGGAACATCAGGAAGATGGGCAAAAGTAAACGTAAGCAAAAAACGGAAATTTTTGCAGTTAAATATGCCAGTGGTGCGGTTGTAGCTGAAACGGATTATGACCGCAATTTACTCAAGGGGTTGCCAGTTGGAAGTGCGGTAAAAATTATACCAATTAGCAACAATCGGAATTATCAACATCATAAGAAATTTTTTGCATTGCTAGATTGTGGATTTGAGTATTGGCAGCCTGAATTTAGCGTGCTTACGCAAGCAGAAGAATGGATTGCTCAAGCGGTTGCAAAAAAGATAGCGATTGCCGCAAACGATGAAGATTTTTATCAAAGAATAACAAAGCCAATAGCTGATAGCGTGCTTGCAGATGTGCGGTTGAATCGAGAATCAAAGCTCGATTATGAGGGGATGAAAACGCTTGAATCGTATTTAGATCACGTTATGAAAAAAGCGGGTTTTTACGATATTAAGCCGGTTCAAGATGGTGGAACAATCAAAGAGAGATGGTCAATATCATTCGCCAATATGAGCCAAGAAAAGTTCAACAGTGTTTACAAAGGAGTGTATGGCGTAATTTGGAATGAAACACTATGCAACATTTATGAAAGTGAATCTGATTTAGATAACAGAATTGATCAATTAATGGCATTTGGAGGATAAGCGAATGGAATCGCTAAATTACATCATTTTACTATTAGGCTTTATGGCTGCACCGTCTTTAACCTTTATCGTTGCGATCATTTTTCAAAATTATATCACTAGAGTTATTTTCCATTGGACGGCTTGCGTTAGCATG